AGCGAGGTGCTTGATAACTGTATGCTGCAAGGTATTCTGGAGCACGATAAATTTCAGCAGTGATGCCCAGAGCTGTTAACAATGCGGCACCAGCTGATGAACCTGTTTCAATAGAAATTATTCCGCCATCGCTGGTTGAATTATCATTGGTAGCTGTAGAGTCAGCATAAAAATACAATTTTCCACTTACTGCGACTGCTGTAACACCAGGAACACTTGCATCATCGATGGCTTGGGCAAATCCTGCAACTGTGTTGTCTGGCGCAGCTGGTACAAAAATTTCCTGGTCATTAACAAACATACTTGCACTAGCAGTCAACGACGTTGGCGTGTTTGTTCCTTGAATTGTAGGCCAGGATATTTTCCACGCATCGCTACCAACTTGCACCCAGTCATTATCAATATTTTTATAATATCCTCTAATATGAGTGTCTGTTGCGCACGTAACAACAGCATAATCACCAATACTACCAACTGACTCCAATGGAGTTGGATTTGACTCAGGATCAACAACATCAGCAGTATCATCTATAACTATAGGTGTTTTTACTGTAAATGTGTTAGTTGTCTGGTTGTATTCTTGAATGCCCCAGACTGATGTTGAGGTATCTAACCAGTAGTCGCCATTGGCGGGAGATCCAGTTGGACGAGTCAAACTAGCAGTTAGTTCAGTTAAGTCAATGTCAACACGTTGTACATAGCAACGATTAGTAATACCCAATGCTGAATATGCTGCCAACAAGCCATACTCATTGAGTTCATAACCGTTGATTGGTGTACCAGTTGTGGTCTGATAGAAGAATGGCACGCCAAATGTGGCCGCCAAGTCTCGTTGACTTGTGATTAGATAAGTCTTATTGGCATTGGCTGCCAATGTGCCGGCTGCAACGGTAACACCGTTAGAGCTTACTTTGTTCTGAGCAGTAGCGATTAAAAAATACGGTACTGTGTTAACAGCGGAGGGGATATATTGACTTTCGTCAATAACTGTTACTTCTACGCCTGGAGATACTAGAGCCATGGTCAATTCCTTTTCAAGATACAATATTTATAGATAACTGCTAAAAAGTGTCATCATAAATACCTTTGTAAAGGTTTTGGAGAATCTATGAACAACTATGCAGGTTTTATATACGAATGGACTAACAAATTAAACGGGATGAGATACATTGGAGCTCATACCGGCCAAGACTCTGACGGGTATATTGGCAGTGGTAAAAAATTTCGTGAAGAATTACGGAATCACGGACTTGATAATTTTGAAAGAAAAATTTTAGAATATGTTAGTGATACATCAAAAATTAAAGACAGAGAAAATTACTATCTAGATTTAGTTGATGCTGCCAATAACAACCAATACTATAACACTTCAAGAAAATCATCCGGATTAAGGAATAGTAAGCCAACTACGCAGCCAGCACGGTCTCTGTGTTGTGTGTGTCAACAGCGTCCTGTGGCAGTTAATTACACCAAAGACACTATTACACATTATCGCACTAGGTGTGATGCATGTTTAAAACGAAAGAAAAATCCAAAACCATACCAGCCAAGATGGCAAGCATCGGGTTATAAGAAAAAAATGACTTGTGATAGGTGCGGATTTAGGGCTCATTATACTGCACAGATGTTGGTATATCATGTTGATGGCAATCTTGCTAATTCATCAGTAAAAAACTTAAAAAGCATTTGTAAAAATTGCGAAATAACAATCAACAAAAGTACGTTGCCCTGGAAGCCTGGTGATCTATCAGTTGATGTGTAGCAACATGTTCATCAGTTCGCAGGTATTTCGACGCAGATCAGTTAGCTGTCCATTGTTGTCAATCACGTAGTCTGCCATCCAGATTTCTAAACTCATACTAGAGCGATCTTCTGCAGGCAAGTGATCACTACGATCTACCCAGACAGCATAATCAAATACCTGTGTGTTACGCATGGCATGGAACTCGCTCTTGTTTCTCAGCCCACAGTAGATTGAATTTTCAGCAAAAATTTCCCTACCCAGTCTAGCATAATCGTCTTTACAGTAAGCATGAATCATGTCGTACCACTCAGCACGATGATTATGCCTATCTTCAAAACACTGCTCATAACTTGTGTATCCGTACTTGTTTTTAAGTTCTGCATAGATAAACTTTTCAGCACAGAAGTCTGAACTAGAGCGAAAACTGTAGCCAAATTCTTCACGCAGGATATCGCATACTGTGTCTTTGCCGTGTCGAGCGTTGCCAATAACGAGCAGTTTAGGAAGTGTCATTTGAGTGAAGTTACGTTAAGATGATCTAGTGTGCGTTGTAGCATGCCAATTTGTCTGCGGCAGTCTTCTAGTGCATGATGGCTTGTAGGCGGGATTGGTTGATCAGGCCACAGTGAGAACACTGTACGGCTGTCACGCACCATGTAGTATTTCCAGGGCAAGGGCTTGTGATAGCTCTTGTAAGCATGCTCCAGGATGTTCATATCATATGTAGGGCCTTGTGCCCAGATTCTGTTGGAGTGCCAAATCAGCCGCCCTAGCTCGTCTAGTGCTTGATCCAAGGGAATACGGTCTTGTTCATTGAACGCTTCGTCCCGTACCACAGCGGGTTGTGTGGCCCACCAATCTATTGTGCCTTGATCAATGGCACGATCTTCTTGGCTTTCCAGTGTGACTCTAGCATAATAACTCTGACCAGAATAGCCTTGCCCAAACGGGTCAAAGCTCTGTGCCGCAATAGTTAGTATTGTAGTGTCTGGGCCTGTCGCAAGGCCTTCTAAGTCGATCATCAAGTCCATGTGTTATTATAACACAAGGCTTGTCAACACGCAACGGATGGTTAGCCGATTACCCAGGTAAGTGGTTGGCTGGCATCCACATAGTTTTTGAGCTGTTCTTCTAAGGCTGTGATAGCTTCTTTGGCTTCGGCTTTCATTGCGGCACCGTTTAAGGTACCGCCGCCTTGTGGTCCTGCGATTGAACCAAATTTCTCACGTGCTTCTCCAATGATCATTTTACAGTTGGCAACCATGTAGTCTTTGATCCATTGCTGAATTTGAAAATCCTGTAGCAGGTTGATTTCTGGTTTTAGGTTGTATGTCCAAAGTAGCACATTCTCGCCAGTGCCTCTTGGGTCACGAATCAATTGAATTTTCTTTGTTACTTGGTTAAATGTGTAGTTCATGTAGCCACCAAACATACGTGCGGCCAGTTCAACGTACTGACTGTAGAAGTCGTATGTGGCAAGGCCGCCCGCTACGTTGAAGTTCATTAGGTAAACGTTCATGCTGGCCTGAGAGAACGGGTCAAAATTACTGGCCTGGCCAGTGGCATCACCAAACTGTCTGCGGAATATCTGACGCACACTCACAACCTCTTGTGGCAACTGATAGATGTTGACATCTTTGACCAGTTCCATAAAACTGTAGCTTTCCTCATAGGCGTTGCTGGCCCGTTGGCGGTAAGTGCCTATGGTTTTTTGATAGGCAGCTTCGTAGTGAGCAGGGTCCAATTCGAGATCAATAATCTGATCACCAAGTTGAAGCTTTACATATTCTATCATGTTTTGCTTGAGCATCTCAAGCGAGTTTTGTTGCTGTTCTGCCATTAGGGGACTCCGTCCCCTTTATTTACCAACTTTTGAGAATGATCAAGTTCTCTGTACCACGTCCGTTAAACGGGGTTTCTGTAGTGGTCAAGTCCTTGTATATCTTACGTGCGGCTGGCTTGCCTGCGGCACCCATGGCTTTGAGTACCTCTGCTGGTTTACGTACAGTTTTTTGCTGGCTCTCAACTGTACTAAACCCAATGATAGCGTTGCTCTTTACAGTAAATGCCTGTGCGTGGCTGTCAGCAACAATATGGATTAGTTTGCGTTTTTTAGTGTCATACAACCAGGCTTCTGCCTTGTCTACTAGACTAGAGGCCGGTAAGCCTTTGAGCTTGAGCTCTGCAAATTCTACAATACACTTGAACTTTGCGGCACGTTTCTCTGGGCTTACTGCCTTAACTGCACGTGGCTTGCGTTCAACCTTTTTAATTTGTACATAGGCACCACAGTCCGAAATCACAAGCTCACAGAATTTTACGCAATTCTTTAACTGTATTTTGGACAGGTAATTGTAACCTTGTGCTAGATCCGCATCTTTGCCTGCCACTGCCTCATCAAACTCTGTTAGTTTACGAGTCCAGATTTGCTTGATGTCATTGACCATTTGGGGGGCAATGTTTAGACTGCGCATGAGCACCACAGGTTTATAGTCTGCATTGAGCTTGGCTCCTGACGCAATAAAGTCATCAAACAAGCCGTCTAGTTCACCTGCACACTCTGATACCTTTTCCCGTAGCCTGTCCTGGATGGTAACTTTTGGCACTGCATCATCAACAGGCACTTCCTCTACAACCTCGTCTTGTTTGGATTCCAATATCTCTTTTAGCAAGTTATCCAATTTGATCTGCTCGTGCTCGGTAAGTTCCAGACCCACCATGCTCATGCGGCACAACCAACCTGTTGTGAGTCGGATTGAGCTGTCTGGAATGCGTTTGAGTGTGCGAACATCGTCCTTACGGCCATGTGTTTCCAGATAGTTTACAATCATCTCACGGGCATCTTTTTTACCATAAAAATAATTGTACCACGAGAACGCATGACTAAAGGCACTGACACGGCCTTCTGTGGGTTGCACTCGCCAGGTGGGTTCCATGCCCATGGCATTGGTATCGGCACTGCGAGGGTTTAGAGGTTTGACAGGTTTAGTTGCGATCATATTATTCCTTACTTAGTTTTGGGCAGGTGTTTAACAGCGTCAAAAAGTTTAGCGGCACGGGCAACGTCAAAATTCTTGTGCTTGTACATCCAGGCTTTTTTGCGCTCTGCTACTTCCAGTGCCTCTGCTAGTTTCCATTTAGTGTTGAAGTCCACTGTCATTATTATACGGCTCATGTCCACAATGTCAAGAGCGTACTCTACCCACTTTTCTGTGGCTTTTACTTTGTCGTAGGGCTGTATAAACCCCTTACCCTTTGGGCCTGTGTACTTTGTTAAAAAGTTAGCGGCTTTCATAACATACTCC